GTAATGTAGATTCATTATGATCTTCTTCATTGATGGCTACTTTTATAGGACATGTTGGATCTATATCATAAGAAACATATATTAATTGATTTTTAAAATCACGCCATATACCATACGCTTTACCATTAATATATAAGATAAAATAAAACTTAGCGTTTTTATCTTTCTTTTTAATAAATGATTTACTATCAGAATAAAACTCATTATCAATAGCATATTTACCATATTTAGTACCATCAATAAGTTTACCAAAACGTGAAGCTTTTTTAACTTCTCTATATCTTTCGTTTTTAATATATTCAATAGCAATAGTACCATCTTTAAATGTTTTAATATCAGTGTTATATGGTAGTGTTATATCAAAATATGTCATTAAAGGACAAGTACTAGATATCGCATTTGCAAGACAGTAAACTCTTATATCTCTAAGTCTTCCGATAGTTTCTATTAGATCTAAAATAATCTCAGGCTCATTACGTAAATAATGTTGAGTACTACCTTCTTTTAGCATAAACTCATCATAAATAATTGTATCAACGTTTTCATAAGTAGATGATTTTAAACTATCAGCTGCACTTAAAGGTAAAGCATATCCACATATTTTATTATTAATATATAATTTACGTACTTTTTTAGTTTTAACTATTTTAAAAGTACAATTAGGAAATTCATTTTTATCTGCTCAAAGAACTTATTATCTTCAGTATTACCAACGCTTTCTGATAAGTCAGTTTCATATCTTCTTACATAAGCAAATTGTTTATTTTTATTTAAAAATCTATTAACTGCATAAGTTTTAAATCCATACGACTTACCGACACCACGTTCGCCGATTATAAGATTTAATAATGCGTTATATGAAATAACTCTATCTGGTTTATAAAATATACTCTTATCCATTTATAATCACCACCTATAAAATTAGAGGCAGAACATACATATACTAAAATACTATACCACTAGACAAAATTAACTACCAGCTCTTCACTGTGGTGATGTAGCTAATTTTATTTTAGTTTAAATATGTAAGTCCACCTCTAGAAAGATAATAGTATCCAGTGTTTACCAGATACAATTTTATTATAACATACTTTACGAAAAAAGTGTACACTTTACGCGTTTGAGTGTCAAATTACAATTTTTTAAACGATTTCTTTTGACTTAATAATTTATACATAGTAAACTAAAATCAGGAAGTGAGAAGAAATGAGAGATATTTATTTAAAGAGAAATGAACTAAATCATTTATCGCAAAAATTAAGGGTTGCTAAGTTTGATTCTGGTATATCAAGAGAAAAAGTAACTGAACTTATTAATAAACAACAGGAAGTATATAATAGGTACAAGTTTTATGATAATTTTTTAAAGATAGGAGGTAAAATTAATGGAGAGAAAATATATACTAAAGAAAGGTGATTTATACTTGGCAGAAATTACAAAGATATATGATGAAGTAAATAGTCAAAATAAATTAATTAATTTTATAGTAGATAATGATTATCTTAAATTGTATGATGATTTTGAACTAGCTGAAGATGATAGAAAATTAATTTATATTGAAACAGGGTTAAGTTTTGAAGTAAAATTATTTAAAAAGGAAGAGGAATAAAAATGAAAAAGAAAATTATGAAAGAAGTATTAAGTTTTAGGAGTGAATATTTTATTACAGCTTTTGTATTAACTTTATGTATTGTATCATTAATTTATATAGGATTTGATAATATATGGAATACTGGATTCAATATATGTTTAATAATATCTGTACCTTTATCATTCTTTAGTATTAGAATAGCTAGAAGAATGTTATTAAAGGCGTATGTAGGAAAGGTTAAAGAAAATGAATAGAAATAGTTTATTAGATTTTTATAGAGAAATAGTAAATAGTGAAAAATCATTTGGAATAGATTATAAAAACTTATCAAAACAATTAATAGAAAGGATAGACAAAGCAATAGAATATATAAAAGAAAGATTTGAAATAAATGAGTATGGGGAATATTATTTTACACATACATTTGATAATTCAAATATGAAAGAACTTTTAGAAATATTAGGAGAGAAAGAAAATGAAAATTAATAGAATATATTTAGAAAGATTTAAAAAAGTTAATTATGGATATTTATTTATGATTAAAAGGGGTATATTTTTATTATTTGATAAAGACACATTAGAATATAAAGGACTTTTAAATATGTATCCATATAAAGAAAACAAAGAGTATGAAGACGTTATTAATAGATTAATAGCTCTTGATTACTTGGAGGTGTAAAATGGAAAAAGCTTTAATTGTAATAATTATAGGATTTATATTAATATTAGTAATATTTATTTATTGCTGTTTAGTAGTAGCTAGTAGAAGTGATAGGAGGTATAATGAAATACCAGAAGATATCAGATTACGTAAAAGAAGAAGTAAGAAAAAATAAACATAAGAAGTTACTTGAGATATTTTTAATACTTGATAGTATATCAGAAAAAGAGAATATAATATCATTTAATTACTCTAAACCTTATTTAATAGTACAGGTAGGTAGAAATGATTATTATAGAGTAAAAATAAAGGAGGTGAATTAATGTTAAAGCTAGGTATTCAACTTAAAGAAGTAGGAGATACATTAAACTTAGAATTGATAGATCCTACTAAAAAACAACTAGAAGCAGCAACTGAGAATGAAAAAACTACAGCTCAGATATTAAAAGACGTATTTAATAAAAAACTAGTAGATTTAATAATGGAACATGAATCTACAAAAATTGAAAAATAATTAAAAAATTGAAAGGAAAGATAAAAATTATGAAATATGTAAAAAAGGAAACAGAAGAAAAGAAAGAAAAGTTTGATTTAAAGGAGTGTTTTACATTATGGTTAAACACTTCTAAGGAAGGTAATAAATATCTAACAGGATATGATTTTAATAAAAATAGAATTATTGGATTCTTTAATAGAAAGGCAAATGAAAAACAACCATCAATTCGTTTATATGGATTAGATGATGAAGGTAAGATTACAAGTGAAGAAATAATCACTTTATGGGATACTCAATTTAAGACTTCAGGAAAAGCTGGACTTAATGGATATACTAATGAGAAAGAAAAATTAATTGCTTTTTATGGTGATGAAAAAGAAAGTAAAAGACCATATATTAAAGGATATTTTACTAAAGAAAACTAATTAAAAAAACTAAAAATTAAAAAGGGGCGTAATTATTGTATGGAATATTTACGCCCTTTTATTTATAATAAAAAAGGAGGTGTAAAATATGGCATGTGGAAAAGGTAAAGGCAAAGGAAGAAAATAAAGGAGGTGATTTAAAATGGCTTATACGATATCAAAGTCAAGTGCTAAGGAATTACAAAGAGCAGTAAATAATTTTAATGCTAAAGTAAAAAGACTTGAGAATGTAGATCGTGAAATAGATATACCAGAAAAAGAAAGTATAACAGCTATTAAAGACAGAGTATCATCTAAATGGGATTTAAACCGTGAAATAAATAGATTAAAAAGATTTACTAAAAGAAACGCTGAAGATTTAGTTAAAAATAAATCTGGAGTAGTACTTTCAAGATGGGAGTTTGAAAACATTCAAAGAGAACAAAGGAGACTCAGTGCTAGACTTACAAGAGATATAGAAAGATATGGAAAAATTAAACCTACTGAATTCGGAAAAGTACAAAGTGCAACTTATGCTCAGATGGGTGATGAAAAGTTAAGTAATTTAAAAGCAAGAAAAAGAGCTATATCAGGTAAGAATGTTATGAAGTTAGATAAAGAAGCTTTAAATAGTTTAGAAACAATAATTAATAAAACTGCTTCATATTATAGAAAAGATAAAGTTATATTTTATAATAACTATTTAGATGGAACATTACTTAATACAGCTTATTTTGTTGGATATGATCCAGAAAAATAAAATACATAAAAGAAAAACTAGGAGAATTAACTCCTAATCAATTTACGAAAGCTTTTGAACAAGAACAAGCGTTAAAAGATATACAACTTAGATACGACTTAACTAAGGAAGATGGAATTACACCTGAAACGTTAGAGGGAGATATAACACCGATACTAGACACTCTTTACGAGAATATAGACCAAATAGTAGAAGCTTATAAGTGAAAAAGTTTACAGCTGATTTTGAAACTAATGTTGATGAAAAAGACTGTAGAGTGTGGGCGTGGGCTGTATGTGAAATAGGAAATACAGAACATTTCGTCTATGGGAATAGTATTGATGGATTCATGAATTGGTGTGCTAATAAAAAATATAATTACACTGTTTACTTTCACAATTTAAAGTTTGATGGTGAATATATATTTAATTACTTACTAAAGAATGGATTTACTTTAATTAAGGATAAGAAACAAAGAAGAGATAAAACGTTTACTTGTTTAATAAGTGGAATGGGACACTTTTATTCTATTGAAATATATTTTACTATTAAAAATCATAGAGTAAATAAAGTTACCATATATGATAGTTTAAAAATACTAAATATGAGTGTTGACGTAATAGCAAAACAATTTGATTTACCTATTCGTAAACTAGATTTAGATTATAAAGAGTTTAGAGAAATAGGACACGAACTAACGGACATTGAGGTAGATTATATTAGGAATGACGTTGAGATAATGAGTAGAGCTTTAGATATAATGTTTAAATTAGGGCTTGATAAAATGACTATCGGATCGTGTGCTTTACATTATTATAAAGATACAATAAAAAACTTTAGAATATATTATCCAGAACTTCCTTTAGAGTTAGATATGGATATGAGAAAAAGCTATAAGGGTGGATTTACTTATTTGAATCCATTATATAAAGAAAAAGAAGTTAAAGAAGGATATGTACTTGACGTAAATAGTTTATATCCTTCAGTAATGAAAATGCTTATTTACCATTTGGAAAACCTATATATTTTAGTGGTAAATATGAATATAGCTATTTATATCCATTATACATACAAAGAATATCATGTAGTTTTGAATTAAAAGATGGAAAGATACCAACTATACAACTAAAGAATAATCCATCTTATAATCCTACAGAATATCTTACAAGTAGTAAAGGTGATATTATTACATTAACACTCACTAATATAGATCTAAAATTATTTTTAGAGAATTATAATGTAGAATACTTAACTTATGATGGGGGTTGGAAGTTTAAACAAACAAAAGGACTTTTTGATAAGTACATAAATATATGGAGTAATAATAAAATAGAAGCTAAAAAGAACGGAAATAAAGCCTTATATATGGTAAGTAAATTAATGCTAAATAGTTTATATGGTAAGTTTAGTAAGAATCCATATAATAGAAGTAAATATCCATATATAAATGAAGATGGAAGAGTTTCTTATACTTTAGGTGATATAGAAGAAGGAAAAGGACTTTATATACCTATTGGAGCTTTTATTACTTCATACGCAAGAGAAAAAACTATTAGAACAAGTCAAGCTATAAGAGATTATACAATTAAAAAGTTTGGAATAGATTATTATATTTATTCTGATACTGATTCAATACACATGTTATATTTACCTGAAGAAGAATTAAAGTCTTTTGTAGATATTGACGAGTTTATATTAGGATATTGGAAAGTAGAAAGTACATTTAAAAGGGGTAAATATTTAAGACAAAAATGTTACATAGAACAGGGATATGATGATGTTATGAATGTAACAGTAGCAGGACTTCCTAAGAGATTAGGTAAGTATGTAAACTTTGATAATTTTAAAATTGGATTTAGTTTACTAGCTTCTGATGAAAGTATAGATCATAAACTTACATACAAACATGTAGATGGTGGAGTTATGTTAGTAGAAACTGACTTTACTATAAAATAAGGAGAATAAATGAAAAAGAATAAAACATATAAAAATATTTTACAACAAATGAAGAATATTTTAGATTTATAGGAAGAGAAGATATTAAAGTTATCAGCGTTGAATATACTCAAAACTTTAAAATAAAAGTAACTTATGTTATAATATAATAAAGAAAGGAGTGTATATTTATGGACGAATTAATTAATGCAATTTATAACTATGGAATAGGTATTATATGTATAGCTTATTTTATGTATTTTAATAGTACAACTTTAAAATCAATTACTAATACTATGAGTGAAGTAAAACAGACTTTAGTATTACTAAATGAAAAAATAGAAAACTTAGAGCAAAAATTAAGTAAAAAGAAAGTATTAAAAGACGATAAGGGTGATGAGTAATGAACTTTGAAAAAGAACTACAGCACCATCTGAAACTAACAAGTTTTATATTAAAGCTGGTAAAGGTGGATATAATAAAGCTGCTGAAATAAATCCTAAAACTCATTCATGTTTACCTAATTGTTGTGGTTTAGTACATGGCAGATGGTTAGAAAGTCAAAAACAAACAGATTATAACAAGTATGATAAATTATGTACAGGTAACGCTCATTCTTATTATGGTAAGAATGACGGATATAAAAGGGGTAAAACTCCAAAGCTAGGAAGTATAATATGTTTTGATAAAAAGGGTGGATATGGACACGTTGCTTTTGTTGAAGAAATAAAAGAAAATGGAGATATATTAACTTCTAACTCAGGTTATAGTGGAACACGTTACTTTATAAAAGTATTAAAACATAAAAATAATTATAAATACTCTAATGCTTATACATTTCAGGGATTCATATATCCTCCAGTAGATTTTAAAAATATTTATAACTTAAAGAGAATATTAAAAATAAAAGATAAAGGATCTGACGTAAAAGAATTACAAAAAGAACTAATCAAGAAAAAATATTCTGTTGGAAATAGTGGAGCAGATGGAATATTTGGAAACGATACATTAAAAGCTGTTAAAAGCTTTCAAAAAGACAATAAATTAACTATTGATGGAATAGTAGGAAAGAACACAGCTCATAAATTAGGCTGGTTATTTAAAGGTGAATAATGGCGTTAGTAGAGTTTCATAAAAGAACTAAAGCTCCAAGTGAAAGTAATAAATATTATATAAAGACTACATATCACGGATATAATAAATGTATATTGATAAATGAATTAACTGGAAGTGTACTTCCTAACTGTACAGGTTACGCATGGGGAAGATTCATGGAGTGTCAGAATAATGTACATGACTGTGAATTATCACGTGGAAATGCTGAGAACTGGTATGGTAAAGATGATGGATACCAAAGGGGTAGAACGCCGAAATTAGGAGCAGTTATTTGCTGGAGTGATAGTGATGGAGCTGGACATGTTGCTATTGTAGAAAAAGTATATGATAACGGAGACGTGGACACTTCAAATAGTGCTTATGGTGGAAGTTATTATTATAATAAAAAATTAAAAGAAGTAATAATTATTATATGGGTAGTAGTTATACTTTTCAGGGATTTATATATAATCCTACGGAGTTTTACGATCCAGCTAATCCACCTATAGAAGTAAAAGGAAAGCCTAAAAGATTTAACTGGGTAGTGTTTACTCAAAGATTAAGAAAAAGACTAAAAAGGAGTTAACATTGTATTTACATTTTATTGACAGTAAAATAAATATATAATATAATAAAGGAGGAATTAAAAGTATAATGAAAGAAGATTTTTTAAAAGGTATAACTGATAGTATAAGTGCTAAAGTGGGAGAAGAAAACGCAGGTATTATTGCTGATGATATTGGTAAGTTATTAACTGCTAATACACAGACTATTGAAACTATAGACAGTTTAAACAAGCAAGTTGAATCTCTAAAAGAAACTAACGAAAAGTTAGTTGCTGCTAATGGCTCTTTACTACAACAAATACCAGCTGTGGCTGATTACGACAAGCACCAGACGGAAGAAGCTAGAGAAGAACCTAAAAAGACTTTTAATTTTAGAGATGTTTTTGATAAAAACGGCAATTTTAAAGATTAATAAGAAAGGAAAGTGATATTATGAATAATAGTTTAAAACAAAGTTTGAACGCTTTAAGAGAATTATCAAGTACTATATATTGTGAATATGTGCCAGTAATTGATGACGCTACTGATATTTCAGCTTTTGCTCAACCTATATTTGATTTCCCAGTAGTATATAATGAATTCTGTGATGTACTTGTAAATAAATTAGTTTTCTCTCAATTTCAAACTATGACATTTAATAACCCACTTAGAATCTTAGAAGGTGAAAGAGTACCTCTTGGATATAGTGGTGAAAATGTTTATACTAATCCTGCTAAAGCTCGTTCTTTTAATGTAAACGATTTCGCTGGATTATTAATGAAATATGAAGCTGATACAAAAGTAGAATATTGGACAGTAAATACTGATATTCAATATTGTGTAACTGTATCAAGATCTCAATTAAAGAAAGCTATGACTTCTTGGGATAACCTAGCAAGTTATATAACTCAATTATCTAATAGTTTATATAACGGAAGCTATATTGACTTCTTTAGATATACTAAAAATATTATTAGTGGTGCATTTAAGGAGAATAGAGCTGTTTATGAAAAAATTACTGCTGTTACTAGTGAAGCAACAGCTAAAGCTTTCATAGAAAAAGCAAGAGAACTATTCTTAAACTTCCAATTACCATCATCTGAATATAACGCTTGGGCTAAAAATGGTGGAGAAGGAAGACCAATTACTACTTGGACAAGACCAGAAGATATTGTTATGATAATTCGTAATGATATTAGAGCTAAAATTGACGTAAATGTTCTAGCAGAAGCTTTCAATATGGAAAAATCTGAATTACTAGGACAAATCATAACTGTTGATAACTTTGACGCTTATGATGATGACGGAACTAAAGTATTTGATGGAAGCTCAATTGTTGGTATGATAGCTGATAAAGCTTGGTTTAAAATTAAAACTCAAGACTTCTTTATGGAAAACTTCTATAATCCAAACAATAGAACTATGCAATATTACTTAAATGTACAAAAAGGATATAATATGTCATTATTTGCAAATGGAGTAATATTTGCTACTGCTGATCCTACAGTTGCAGCAACAAAGTTAGAGTTTGTTGAAACATCAGCAAGTGTAACTGCTGGAGATGATATTGTATTACATGTAAAAACTACTCCATATACTGCTAACCCAACACTAACATATACAACTAGTGCTGATACTTACGCAGATGTAGGAAGTGAAACAGGTAAATATATTACAGTTTCTGGAGTTGCTGCTGGAAGTGCAACAATAACTGTTACTGATGGTACTCACAGTGCTACTATTAGTGTTACTGTTAATGCTGCTGCATAAATAAAGTAAAATCTTATAAGGGAGGGAAACTCTAAGAATATCCCTCTCTTATTTTAAAAAGGAGGTAAATATTATGAGTGCAATAAGACCTCAAACAGACTTAAGACTAATAAAATGCCCAATAGAAAGTGATAATAGAAATCAATTAACTTTTAATAGTAAATCAGACCAATATCAATATTTTAGTAAATTACCTCATATAAACGTTGATGATTTTACATATCAAAGGAAAGATGGAATAATTAGATATCCAGCTCATATTGATAGCATACTTGATTATAACTATGTTATGTATCATAATGAAAATTACTCTGATAAGTGGTTTTACGCTTTCATTATTAAAATGGAATATATAAATGATAATATGACAGCTATTACAATAAAAACTGATTCTTATCAAACATGGCAATTTGATATATCATGGAGAAGGAGTTTTATTGAAAGAGAGCATGTTAATGATGATACAGTAGGACTTCATACAGTACCTGAAGACATAATGACAGGTGATGTTGTTAGTTGTAAATTACAACCTACTACATCAGCAAACCCTACAAAATGTTATGTTGTAGCTTCTTCTGAATTATTAGATAATACAACTTATACTACAAGTAACCAAACTGTACCATCAGGTTTATATTTAGTTGGTTTTACTTCACAAAATGGAGTACGAACATATTGTAAGGCGTTTGATAAAGCTGGTAAAGCTGACGCTATTAATAGTGTATTTGTGACTTTTAAATCATTCTTTAGTAATTGGATATCTAATAAAACATACAATATAGATGGTACTACATATAGTATTAGTGGTGATATATCATTTACTGTAAGTTTTAATTATAGTGAAACAATAACAGTAACTAAAGTTAATTACTTAGATAATGAATATACTCCTGTAAATAAAAAATTATTAACTTATCCTTATTCATTCTTACAAGTAAGTAATAAAAACGGAAGTATAGTTAATTACAAATGGGAAGAGTTTAATAGATTACTTCATGGTAATAATATTGAGTTTTTATTAAAAGGTACAATTACTCCAGGTGGTAGTTTTTGTGCTTACCCTAAAGATTATAAGAACATACTTGAAAACTATGATGAAAATATAGTTTTAGGAAAGTTTCCAATAGGTGGCTGGAATAGTGATACATATACTAACTGGTTAACACAAAATGGTATTAATATCTTAGGTACACAGGTTGACGCAACTACTTATAGAGTTGCAGCAGGTGGACTTCAATCATTAGTAGGTTTAGGACAAGTAGCAGCAGGAGATTATTCAGGTGGAATGAATATAGGTAGTGGACTTTCAAATATATTTTATGCTCTTCAAGATGGCTATAGACATTCATTAATTCCAGATCAAGCTCAGGGAAGTACTAACATAGGTGATTATAGTTTTCAATTTGGTTTAACTAACTTATCATTTAAGAGAATGAGTATTAAAGAAGAGTACGCTAGAATATGCGACAATTATTTCAGTATGTTTGGTTATAAGATAAATAGAGTAAAAACGCCTAACATAACAGGACGTCAAAATTGGAACTATGTAAAAACTATAGGAGCAAATATACAAGGTAATGTTCCTGAAGAAGATTTAAACGAAATAAAAGATATGTTTAATAAAGGAATTACGTTGTGGCATAATGCAAGTACTTATTTAGATTATTCACAAAGTAACAATATTGTTTAGGAGGTGATATAATGAAAAAGATAAAAGCAAAAGACATAAGATTTTTAGATAGTGCTTTACTAAATAGTCAAACATATTATGATTATTTAGAAAGGTTTAAAAAGATTTGTTTATCGATGTTTGAATGGAAGAACTTACCTGATTCAATGAGTGCTAGATACCTAGAAGAATGTTTATACTATAAAGGTCAAGCAGCTTTACTTAAAGATGAATTATATGGATTTATTAATACTCAAGTCTGTGATGATGGATATTTAAATATATACGGATTACCTAGCCAATTACATTGTTTTAGCTACAGATATGATTCACAAAGAAACTTATACACAGGACTAGAAGGTAAAGAATTATCAGACGCTATATTAGTAATGAATAACTGGCAAAGAACACCTACAGCCTTTACTATTGAATTATTTTGTCAAAGACTAGCTGAAGCTGAAATGACAGCAAGTATAAACATAAAAGCTCAAAAAACCCCAGTATTAATTGTAGTAGATGAGAATCAAAGATTAATGATGGAGAACTTATATGCTCAGTATGATGGCAATAGACCATTTATATTCGGAGATAAAAATCAGCTTAGTGAAAATGCTATTAAAAGTATAAATACAGGAGCTAACTTTATAGCTGATAAAATAATGGATTATAAAAAGCAAATATGGAATGAAGCTTTACAGTTTTTAGGAGTTAATACTCTACAAACTGAAAAGAAAGAAAGACTTATTACAGATGAAGCTTCAAGTAATAATGAACTTATTAACTTAAATCTTCAAAGTATGCTAATACCTAGACAGGAAGCAGCAGAACAATTTAATAAATTATTCGGACTTACTGGAGATAAAAAAGTTAGTGTAAGACTTAGAAGCGATTTATACAATATTATTAAACAAGAAGAAAGTGTTATCACTGACTTTAATAATAATGGTATAGATGATAAGGTGGAGGAGGTAGATGAGAATGTTGAATAAGCAAACAGAACTATATTTATACAGGGGAGCTACTTCTTCTATTAGATTTGATTTTAGAAACTTTAATTTTAATGGTGGTAAATGTATTTTTACAATATCTAATATATGTAAAAGTACTAAACTGTTTCAATTTGAGTTTACTGAAAGTAAAGAATACATAGTAGTTATACCTGATGAATTCACAGCTACATTAAAGGATAATCAATACTTATACAATATAATGTATGAGATAAATAATGAAAGATATCCACAGTGTGCTGATTCTGATATTATTGTAAGAAATGTGGTGAATGCTTATGAACAATGAGATTATAATAAGTAATATATCACCTCAAGAAATAATAATTGGTGATGGTGGAGTAACAGGAATAACAGCTGTTTATGTAAATGGTGTAGACGTAACAGTAGGAAGTGTAGCTTATGTAGTAGTACCTACTAAATTAAGTGAGTTAGAAAATGATGAACATTTTATTACTCAAGAAACAGATCCTACAGTACCATATTATATTAAACAAATAACAGTATCAGATATAAACAAATGGAATAATAAACAAGAAGCTCTAGTTAGTGGAGTTAATATTAAAACTATCAATACACAAAGTTTATTAGGTAGTGGAAATATTAATATAGAATCATCATATACTGCTGGAACAGGAATTGAGATTACTGATGAAAATGTAATTAACAATACTATTACTAGTTATGATGATTTAGATAATCTACCAACAATACCTACTTCAACAAGTCAGTTAACAAATGATAGTGGATATGTAACTTCTGACGCTTTAAGTGGAGTAGCTTTCACAGGCGATTATGATGATTTAACAAATACTCCTGATTTATCTCAATTTATAACAAGATATGTTAATGATCTAGTAAATTATTACAGCAAAGACTTTATGTATGGTATACTTCCTAAAGTTAGTGGAAGTGGAAGTGTTATTAGTTTATCTAATACATATCCATCACAATTAAAGCTTGATTTAGGAGCTACTGAACTTTCACAAGATGGAACACCAACACCAAGTAGTCCACAAGATATACATACAATAAGTGGAAGTAATACAATAAAGGTAGAGGGAACGAACTTATTTAATCCTAATGCTGTTGTTGATGGTTATATAGATGATACTAATGGAACTCTTACTGTCAATACCACTTCAAAAAGCACTAATTTTATTCAAATAAAACCTAATACAAAATATTGTATAATTTCTGCTAAATCAAGTGGAAACTGGGGAGCTTATTATGATGAAAACAAAAATTATTTAAGTGCATTACCATATAATAGTAATATTTCAACAGGTGCAATATATACATCACCTAATAATGCTAAATATTTTAGATTTACAGTATCACACAACAATAACAATGATAATTATGCAAATAATGTGATAATTAGTCAAAGTGAAACAATTACACCATATACCCCTTATGTATCACAAGAAGCAGATATAGATTTAGATGATATAGAATACTGCAAAATAGGAACTTATTCAGATGAATTCATAAGAGAAGAAGATGGTACATGGCAACTAAAGAAAAACATAGGTAAGGTAGATATAACTTCATCATCATATTTTAGTTTTGACAATTCAAGTTATACTAATCTAAATTGTATAAGAATATCAAAACAAAGTGATGATATAAACTATGGAAATACTACTGAAAATTTATCTAAAAGAATAATAATGAATAAACATTTATTTAAAGTAAGACCTTCTGGTTTTGATGATGCATCATTAATTAATTATATTTATGTTGCTGGAATAAGTGTATATATGATAGGTTTACCTAAAACAATAACAACTGAAGAACAAGCCCTTAGTTATTTAGGAGATGATACAATGTATTATATTCTAGCAACACCTACATATACACCAATAACAGGAACACTAGCAGAACAACTTGAATATGTATATAAGAATATGTTAAGTCAAGAAGGACAAACAAATATATCACAAATCAATAACGATTTACCATTTACAATATCAGCTACTACACTTAAGGATTTATCAAATGAATAAGGAGGTAATAATATGAGTAAATATACTATAGAACTTAGAAAAATAATTGAATATGAAGGAAGAGATACTGTAGAAAATTACTTCAAAGATTATTGTATTAATAACTATCTAAGACAAAATGAAGTAGAAAGTATATTAAGAGCTAATATATGGAGTAAAGATAGATTAGCTTCTAAAATAGTAGACCACTACTTTATGAGAGAGATAGGATACGAAACTATAGGACTCTTTAAACATTATGCTAAAGTATATATGCAAGAAATAATGGAACGTTATTTACCTCTAATATATTCTAATAGCATAAACTACGATCCATTAGTAAATGTTGATTATGAAGAAAGCTTTACACGTAATATAACTGGTAATGGTGAAAGTGAAAGTAATTCAACAAATGAAGCTTCTGGATTAAGTGTTAACTCTGATACACCAATGGGACAGATTAACAAAGAAAGTATACTTGCAGGACAATATGCAAGTAATACAGGAGCAAGTGAAACTGATTCAAATATACATGATACTTCAAGTAATAGTAATACAACTGATGAAACTTACACAAAAAGAGTTAAAGGTAATAGTGGAGTCAGTGCAACTTCTCAAAAAATGATAGAACAATATAGACAAAATATTATTGCTATTGATGAACAAATTATCAAAGAACTTGGTAAATTGTTTATGGGATTATATTAATAAGGAGAGTGATTATAAATGAAAAAAGATTTAAAATATTTAAGCCCTTTTAAAAGAATGTGTATAACAATAGGTAACTTACCTACTGCATACATTGAAAGTATGAGTTATTATGACGGACTTACATTCTTAGTAAATTACTTATGTAATAATGTAATACCTACAGTCAATAATAATAGTGAAGTAGTAGAAGAAGTACAAGAAAAGTTTAAAGAATTACAAACTTACGTTGATACTTACTTTGAAAACTTAGATATTCAAGAAGAAATAAATACTAAACTTGATGATATGGCTGAAAGTGGAGAACTAACAACTATAATACTTGATTATCTTCAAATGAGTGGACTTATGATGTATGACACTTTATTAGATATGAAAGCAACAGATCATGTAATTGATGGTTCTTATTTAGAAACTGCTGGAACTCTTACTTATGATGATGGACACCGTGTATTATATAGAGTAAGAGAAAAAGCTCCAGGCGACGTTATAGATGAAGTAGAACTTGTTAGTTTAACAAATTATCCTGATTTAGTAGCAGAAAATTATCCGATTATAGATTAGATAATATTGAATCTGATATTGATAGTATTGGTGATAGCTTAACTGATATTAGTGGTGATATTGATAATATTGAATTAACTATTGGTGATTTAGATAACTTAAATACTACAGATAAAACAAGTGTAGTAAACGCTATTAATGATAATAGAGCTTATGCAGATACTAAAATGTCAAGCTACACTAACTATAAAGACCAATTATACTATTATGTAGATGGTATTAATGGTGATGATGATAATGATGGATTAACTGCAGCAACTGCTTTTAAAACTATTGATAGATTCTTCGATTTACTAAATACAACTTCTCAAGATATACGTTGTAGTATCTTAACTGCTGGTACTTATAAATTAAGTCATTCTCAAGTAGTAAACGGAATTATTCATATTGTAGGTGATAGTGGTAGTAGAGATGATATAATATTAACTTCTGATAATGAAGAAATGGTATTCTATGGTGGACATATTAATTTCCAAAATATTACATGGGATATGCCACACAACTATTTCGACCAAACTCTAATCGCTTTCAATAACTGCGTATTCAAACAATACTTCCGTGTATATGGTGGAGCTATGACATTAGTTAATAGTAAAATAAATATGATTAGATTATCATGGACTACAGCAACTCTTCAAAATGTAACTGTAGATGGACAAGATAAAACTGCAAACGCTATTCACTGTGATAATGGTACAGATTTAACTTGTGTAGATGATCTAATTGTAAGCAACTTAACAAGCTCAGTAAACTATGGATTAATAGGAGCTTATAGGGCTACATTACATTTGATAGGTAGTATTACAAATAATACAACTAGTGGTGATTATTATAACGGAGTAGTAGCTAATCACGTTATAATAGATACAACAAGTACTGTTATTGGACAATATAACAGTCTAGGTGG